CGTGTAGTGTATTTGCTATGCATGACCGCATGTTGTCAAGGAATTTAGTTATGTGCAGTAAGGCGATAGGCACAATGTCTGCTGTAGCAAATCCTTGAACTGGATAGTTTTTTATCTGAGTAAAGTGAGAAACCCTACCACTAGACTTGCGTACTACATCAGGAAATGCATACTCACGACCAGATGGTATCTTGATAACACCAGTATTCAGAGCCTCTTTAGCCAGTCTGGTGTGCCAAAGCCCGACTTCTTTGTACTTTTCTGTGAAGTGTTCGTAGTATTTTGCTTCTGCTGGCGTTCTCCCATAACCAGTTGCCCCATATAGTGGCGCAAACGTATGAGCCTTCGCAGACTGCCTATCCGTATATTGACCAGCATCAGTAATAACTTTAGCGGTATATGAGTGTACATCAAACCCAGTAGAAACTTCTTCAATAGCTACTCCATCTTGTGATAAAAATGCTGCGGCTCTAAACTCTAGCTGTGCCATATCAGCCTCAAGTATCTTGCCACCTTCAAACCTAGACACAAACACTTTCTTAACAGGGAATGTGCCACCTCTTGGCATGTTCTGCATGTTAGGGTCTGCACCAGATAGTCTGCCTGTAGCAGTTCTATGCTGAAGCAATCTTACATGAAGTTTGCCATCTGACTTAGTGTGTGTTGCAATACCATCTACAAATGATGATAAGTATGTGTCAACGGCAGATAGCCTACGCACTTTAGATAAAAAGTCCACAGCATCATCCATACCCTTTGCACGTGCCGAACCTTCAAGCACCTCAAGATTCTGCTTACTGGTGGTGAACCCGTTAGCAGATGCCCACTTAGCTGACGGTGGCTTGAACTTTAGTCCGGCATACTCAGGTGTGTCTCTGAATAAGAAACCAGAAGTATCACATGTTTTACAGCGACTAGGCTTTGCAAACAATGTGCCATCCTTCTTTACCTTTCTTATATAACCAGTGCCAGCACAGTCACTACACTGTTCCGCAATAGTCTTGTGCAGTCTCTTTGTTCCTATTTGTATTGTAGTACGAAAGTCATCATCGTCCATGTATGGGTCAATACGGTTTGCCCATTCTGTTTTGTCTAATACTTTTCTACCGTATATAACCCAAGACAGTTGCTCTGGACTATTTAGATTGATAGGCGTGTCACCCATTAGATTTACTACATGCTCTTGAAGTGCATTTTCAAGTTCTTTTCTTTCTTCTTCAAACTCTTTTCTAACTTCATCTAGCTTTGACATGTCAACAGTAAAACCTCGCTGGTATATACGAGATAAACACACTGCCATTTCATTTGTTAGGTCTACTGTTTTTAGTAGCCCAGCATCAGCAGGTGTATTCAAACGATACATCAGCTTGTCTGCTAGTTGCTGAGTAGCACGAAGGTCAGCAGATAGATACTCTGTCAATTCATTATAAGGTATATCACGTGTAGAATAACCTTGCTTAAAATAGTTTTTCAGAGTGTCCTGCTTCTTCGTGTCTAACTCATATCGTTCCGCACAAGCCTCAAGAGACAGTGGTAGTTTTTGTCCACGCTGTAACACATACTCAGCAAGCATTGTGTCAAACACAGGCCCGTCATACTTAAAGCCTGATTCCCACAGCCACAGCAAGTCGTGTGCTGCATTGTGCATGATAAGAACAGTTGCTTCATCCAAGAACCACTGAACACGTTCATGGTAATCTTCTTGGTTTGGAACATCTGCATGGTCAAACGGAAAATGCATCTCTACATCTTGGTCAGTCAAAACACCAACCATAGTCAGTGAGTTCTCTGGCTCAAATGGGTCAAGGTGCATCTTGCCATCACGATGTGTAACAGTATTTTCTACATCAAGTGTTAGTTTCATCTGTCTCATCCTTTAGCACATAGTTTTTGATAAAGTGTGGTATATCTTTATGCCTATACCACTTATTCTTACCTACGGTTGTCCATTTATTATTAGCTAGGCTAACAATAAACTTGTTGTTTATTACAACACAACCGTTGAAAGAGGGGTCTACTGTAACAGGTTGTTGAATCAATTCAATAAGTTTTCTAATGCGATTAACTTCTTTTGCATGGCTGTTGCTGTACCTGTCTTTGTGTCTTGCTTCCATACTACGTTTTTTGGCAAGTTTTTCGCTACGCTCTAACTCTTCCATCAAAAATGGTAGGTCTTTTATTGTGTAACTCATGCCTCATACCTTGCTGTCTTGTATTCAAGTTCACAATGTACCACACCATGCCATCCTGTCAACTTATTTTTTACTACGTTCAGGTGACGCTGTGTATCTTCTTCATCCTGTCCATCTACTACAGGGTTCTTAGCAATCAGAACCATAAGGTCAGCTTCAGCCGCCTTACCTGTACGTGAACCTTCCATCATGCTCTGGTTAAGTAACACTTTACCCTCTGCATCAGCAGATAGCTGAGACATGTAAAATACTGCACATTCATGTTGTTTAGCAATCTGCCTTGCATGAATAGCGTTAGCCTTCAATGCTTCATCTGCTCTGGCAAAGCCAGCAGTTCTAGCAAACTTGTCGCCCATATCAAGAATGACAATATCAGGCTTGTAAGATTTACAGATGCTTTCTACCCATGACATATCACGACCTGTTGCATCTTTAATCTTGATACGTTCTTTCACTGGTGCATATATGTCACGTGCTTTGCTAGGATTGTTTTTAATCTCTTGCATTGTCATGCCAGTTGCGGCAGTCAGGTATCTTGCACCAACACGGTGATAACCTTCCTCGTTACACAAGATGATGCAGTTAGCACCTTGATGAGCAAAGCCGCCCGGTGCAGCAATGAGTGATGCATGGAAAGATGTCTTACCAGTATTTGGTCTAGCACCAATCTCAATAAGATGTCCATCATTTACCCCTTCCACCTTACGTGCCAGAGAAGGTATGTTGAATGTCCAACGTGCCTCAAGGTCATTGCGTGATAGTAGTGTCTCGATGTCAATGTCATCCCATTCTACATTTAGATTAGGTGTAAAGTCATCCCCATACTGCTCAAGCAATAGGCGTAAAGGCTCAAGGCTTGCCTTAGTGCCATTCACATAGTCGAAGCCTAGATTGGCAATGTCCTCGCCAATAACTTGCTGAAACAGTTTAGATAGCACTTCCTGTGCTACGTCACTGCCCATAGGCTGTTCTTTCTTTATCTGATTAAACAGAGAAGAATATGCCTGTTTCTGTGCAGTGGTCATCGTAGGATTGTTAGACATAAACAATGCCTCAATCTCATCTGGTGACACAGTACGTTCATATCTATCCATCGCACTGTCGATGGCTTGTTTAATCTTACGTACATCTTTACTGAACAGTCTATCTGGACATCTTGCACCACGATGTTCTTCGTAGAACGATTTGTCCATGAGACTTCTTACTAATGATAATTCCATTATCTATCTCCTGTGTTGTATAAGTTGGTCATGTCCGTTGGGTTACGGTATTTCAGGTCATCTTCTAAACGCAATACCTTTACAGTATTTACGTGACCTCTTAATTCTTTTGCAAACGCTAGTGTCTTGGGTAGTGCGTCAGGGTCTAGCGCAATTATTGCTGTTGAGAACTGCGATAAGTACCTCTTGTGTTCTTCTGATAAGGATGTTCCCAACACAGCTACCCCAACAAAAACACCGCTATCACCTACAACTGCGGCACTTACACAGTCCTCAACAACTACAGCGACATTACCACAACCATACGAGTATGGCAAGCCACTTTTTCCGTATCTTTTCCATTTAGGTAATCTATTTGATAATGAACGACCAGTCGCATCAATCATTACATCATCTTGCACGACAGGAAACACAACTCTGTTTTCTTTTACGTCATACAAAAGATTTAGTTTAGATGCATTAAGTCCCCAATCATTACACCACTGCAATACTTCTTTTCTGTTACCATGAGTGACCACGTAATTAGGCAACTCAAAATCCGTACTGGTAATTTTACTTGTACTACCAGTGAAAGTATTACGAATGTCATCTACAGATAGCCTTACCTGTTTTGAACCAGATACATTACAAGATGCCTTGTAACAGTTCCACAAAAGATGTCCCATGTTATTGGTCACAGAAAATGTCATATAACCATTACAACTAGGACAATTCATTCTCTTTGTTTGTCCATTATCAATATCTATATCACTTATAGTGTTATATATATTATACATGTTATACACTTTCCTTTGCGGCACTTGTAATGCTTGTATCATGTTTTTTACGTTCTGTCAATGCATAATTTGCACTTTTTAACGTATTTTTCAAATAAGGCTTTACTGACTGTGGATTAGCATGTCCTGTAACCGACATTATCTGTCCAATACCGACACCTGCCTCTACCATTTCAGTTGTACCAGTTCTTCGTAAGTCAGATAGACGTAACTCTTTTGGTAATCCAGCTTGCTCCATCAACTCACGACCAAACAATGGCAACTTGTGCAGTGTGTATGGTCTGTATTCACCTTTAATTGGAAAAGGTCTAGGTGCAACGTAAGGTTGAAAACCAAAGTCTTCATTTTGTTGTACTAGCATACTAAATAAGTTATCTTCTATAGGTAGAAAAACTTCTGCCCTGCGTTTTGACTGTTCAATATGCACAGTTTTTTCAACAAAGTCTATGCTATCCCAAGTGAGCATACGCATATCACCAAGACGCTGACACCATTCATATGCCATGTGAGCAATAAGACCGATGTTACGGGTGCTAAAATCGCTGTAGGCTACGTCTAATAGCTTTTTGACATCTTCCCTACTCCAAACTGTGTTACGCTTGTCAGGCGTTCTCCTACGCACGTTAGCAAAAGGATTAGTAATACACAGTTCTTCACGTAGTCCATGATTAAAGACAATGCGTGTTACTGACATGACATGATTAGCCATTGAGATGCCTTTTTCACACCATTCGTTGTATGCTGTCTTTGCCATTTTAGTGGTGATTTTATCTGCGTCATACTGACAGAGGGATTTACCCTCTGCCTGTGTGTTTTTCATTACGTTCAGAAAGTATTTATATTGTGCTTTAGATTCGTCACGTAACTGTCTGTATTCATACGAAGAAAAGTAATCTTCAATGAGTTTAGATAGCTTCATTATGCCGCCACCAGTTCTCTAAAAGCTGGTGTTTCAATCCACTGAGACACTTTGTGTTCACGCTGGAACATAGACACTGCTTGTGTGTCGTTTCCGGTGTTACGAAGCTGGAAGCCGTTACGTTCATCAGCATAGGTTGCATAGTTAGTAAACGCACTGTACAAAGCAAACACATTACGTCCACGAACATTGACTTCTTGGTTGTACAACGTAAACATCTTTTCTGCGGCACGTTCAGACTTCATAATCTTCTCAAGCAACTCTTTTACATTTATAAACGAAAGACCGATGTTTGCCCAATGCTGTAATCTTTCTGACTGTGCATAAAATGACTGCTTTGACTCGTTTAGGTCACGAATAAATCTATCCATGCTAAAGTTTGATGTATTCTTTCTACGAACTTTGTCGTGTTCACCACGAATCATGCCGTTTGTACAAAAGAAATCAATAGCACCAAAGAATACTGTGTTAGAACAGCTACCATCAATGCCATGCAGTGCGATAACACGTTGTGCAATGGTAGTTTCGTGACGGTCAGTAACGACTTTGGCTGTAACATTAGGTAATGTCATGTCCATCAATGCCCAAGCATTTTTTCTGGCAACTTTCCAGTTGATGTTCATGCCGTTACATTCGTCTTCACCAAGTGTTTCTGTCATGGTGTTGTGTACACCTTCAAAAAAGTCACCGTGATTAGCACAGTTAAAGCTGTTGCCAACAACACCGATGTATTCTCCGGTATCAGAATTGATGACATATTTTTTATCTTCAACTTTTGTAGGTTCAAAAGCTACATCAAAGTTTAGGTTTTCAGGTAGCAGTTCATCTGCTGAGTAAGTAAAATCTAGTGGCATGGTTTATCTCCTTTTGCCGATGTTTTTGTCAATGATTGACATTTTTGTTAACTGATACTTTGTTGTATCATTTACTGAGAAAAATAGCAAGCACTATAAATGCAACAAGCAGTGCCATATAAATAGACATAATCATGTGTTATCTGCCCATGAATAATCAGACCACCACATTCTATTGCCATGCTCACAGCTTTCCTGTTCCATCACCATATGATTTGCAATGAACTGGTCAGCACCATCCAGTTTTTGGATAAGGCTATACTCTATGTCACACTTCTCATCTGTTGCTCTATTAAAATCCTTGATGGCATTAACGATGTCAAGCATACGCTCTATCTGCCATCCTTCTAGTTCCATTACGATTGTCTTTGTTGTCATGCTGCTTCTCCTTCCATCCAGT